GATGTCTTCCACCGACTCCGCCGTCCACGACGCCGCCCACAAGGCGTCGGTGGAAGACATCAACGCCTGGAGGAAGGCGGGCTAAGCCCCGACCGAGGCACAACCACAGCAGAGGAGAACCTTCGTGGTTCAGCAATACAAGAAGAACCTCTCCAAGTACGCCATCGGTCGCCGGGCGAACATGGAAGAGTGGAACACCCGCACCGGGGTCGCTGCCGGCGACATCGAGTTCGGGGCTCCGGTCGAGGAAGGCCCGCTGGGCGGCCAGCAGGTCAAGGCCTGGGACGGTGCCGGCTCTGTGCTGGGCATCACCGAGGCGGTTCCGGTCCTGCCGCGTCCGGGAGACAAGTTCGTCCAGTACGACAACGTCCCGTTCTGCGAGATGGGTGTGATCGGCGTCAAGCTGGGCTCGAACGTCACCAAGGACGCTCAGGCCTACTGGGACGCCACCGCCAAGAACTGGATCGCCACCGACACGGCGAACAGCTTCGCTGTGCCCGGCGCCACCTTCGACGAGGCCGGCACGTCCGGCGACGTCGGAATCATCCGCTACCGCCGCCCGCAACCGGCGGTCGCGTAAACCCCTGCAGAAGGACAGCTGAGAAGCCATGAAGCAACTCACCACCGCCATGGACGCTCAGGGCCTTGCCTTCGTGCAGGGTCAGGCGTTCAAGATCAACTCGAAGGTCTACGAGACCAAGTACCCCGACTGGGACTTCGCTCGTCTGGTCTTCGTCGACACGTCCGGCCCCGAATGGTCGCCGGGCATCCTGACGTACACCTCGGACATGACCGGCGTCGCCAAGTGGCAGTCGGGCGCGGCCAAGGACGTCCCGATGGCCGACGTGTCCCAGGACATGGTCCAGAAGACCTTCCATCTGGCCGCCGTCGGCTACCAGTGGAACCTGGAAGAGGTCAACACGACCCTGGGCATCATCGGCGGCTCGCTGCCGAACCGGCGTGCCCGCGCCGCCCGTCTGGCTTACATGCAGTTCATGTACAACCTGACGGTCAAGGGCGACCCCGTCAAGGGGCTGGGCGGTCTGATCAATCAGGGCGCGGCCAAGCTGACCGTGGCCCCGGCGGACGGCACCGGCTCGGTCCCGTTCTGGGTCAACGAGGACGGCGTCGGGACCAAGACCCCGGCCCAGATCGTGCGCGACCTGAACGCGGCCATCAGCGGCTCCTACCGCGCCAGCTTCGAGACCGAGCTGGCTGACACGGTGGCCCTGCCGCCGGAGGCCCTGGAGTATCTGGCGGCGACGCCTTACTCCGAGACCACCATGGAGACCATCCTCAGCTTCGTGCAGCGCACCAACCTGTACACGCTGAAGACCGGTCAGCAGCTGACCTTCGTCAGCTGGCCCGAGCTGTCGACCGCCGCCACCAGCGCCGGGTTCGAGGGCATGGGCCGGATGGTCGTCTACAAGAACGACGAGGACTATGTGAAGCTGCATCTGCCGATGCCGCACAAGTTCCTGCCGGTCTACGCGGACGGTCCGTTCAACTTCGCCGTGCCGGGCATCTTCCGCACCGGCGGCATCGAGCTGCAGACGGCGGTGGCCTTCCGCTACGTCGACGGCATCTCGCAGCCCCCGGCCGAGGAAGCCTGACGCTAGGGCGCCAGCCTTCTCGGAGTTGACCAAGGCCCCCTAGCCCTAGGTTAGGGGGCCTTTTTCTCAGGAGTCAGACGTGACGACCATCAAGAACATCTCGAACGGCCCGCATGACGTCAAGACCCTGGATCAGGGCCTGCAGCGGCTTCAGCCGGGCGAGAGCCTGACGGCCACCTTCGAACGGACCTATCTGCGCCTGCTGCGCAACGGACGCTCGTTTGAGGTGTCCGACGGCGAGGGCGAAACGGTGGTCCAGGGCGGACAGGAAGCCTCGGGCGGTGCAACGGGTGCCGGCGGCGACGCGAACCAGACGGAGCATCGTCAAAACGGCTCCGGCGACCCCGAACAACCCGCCGACGATTCGACCGACAAGGAAGCGTGGGTCGCTTACGCCACCTTCAAGGGCATCGACGTCAAGAAGTCCTGGGGCATCAATCGCATCAAGACCGAGCTGGAGCAACTGGGCTGATCATGGCTTATCCGGAGGTCACCACCGCCCAGTTCAAGGAGATCAAGCCGCAGTTCGACAACGTGTCGGACGACGTGGTCCAGCTCTACCTGAACATGGCCAAGCGCGCCGCTGATGATTCGTGGGATGAGGATGAATATCCTGCGGCCATCATCGCCTACACCTGCCACCTCATGACCATCGAGGGGCTTGGCACAGACGCGGCCTCCAAGTCTCACGCCAAGGGCATGGCCGACCTTCAGTCGGTCAAGTCGGCCGACATCACCCTGACCCGGTTCCAGCGCAGTGCGGCCACCACACCCTATTCGGACTGGCTGCAGTCAACCCCCTGTGGCAAGCAGTATGCTTTCATGCTGAAGTTGGCCAAGAGCGGCCCCCGCATCGCCATGGCTGCCAGCTTGCCGGCGGTCTCAGGCTATGCCAAGGATGCGCCCCGCAACGCCTACGGATGGCCGGGGGTGTTCTTTGCTTGACGCCCTTCAAGGTGGCATCGCTGATTTGTTCGGGGAGACGCTTGAGAGCATCTACGACCCGGCGATGCTCATCAAGTTCCAGGACGCACATGCCAAGAATGGTGACATCACGCGCGTCGCCTTCGGCCATGAGTGCTTTCTGCATGAGGTGACTCGCTCCGAAGCCTACCGGCAGGCGGCTGGCCTCGCCGATGGGCAGGTCGAGGTGATCGTCCTGGCCATGCACCTGAACGGAGAGCAGATCGTCACCGACGACGAGCTGGTGGCGGAAACCAAGGCCTACTCTGTCGTTCGGGCCAAGCTCGACGGTGCCAAGAGCCAGTGGAAGTGTGTGTGCAAGGAGCGCAAGAATGGCTAGGACCATCGTGAACCGGCACAAGCATGACACCCGCCTCAGCCGCCTGCTCAGCAAGGAGGCTCAGAGCCGCATCGGCAAGGCTGTGTACGCCGGGGCCGACAAGGTCCGCGTGGAGGCCCGTCGCCTGATCGCGGACGGGGCCATCCAGGGTGCCGGCCACCAGCCCTCCGCCCCCGGCGAGCCGCCCAACTGGGAGTTCGGCGACCTTGCCAATGGAATAACGACACGGAAAGTGGGGCCGATGCAGGCTCACACCGCCTCCGAGGCCCCTCACTCCGATCCGCTGGAGAATGGCACCTCGAAGATGGCGGCTCGTCCGTTCATGAGCCCTGCGACCGGCAACATGCGGTCGGAGGTCGTCGAAGACGTCACCAATGTGGTGAACGATGTGATAAGGAGATAACGAATATGTGGGTCAAGATCACCAAGGACCACGACCACTGGCCCAACCCGCGTCGCATGCTGTCGTTCAAGGCGGGCGTGGAGCAGTCGGTCAAGCGCGACATCGGCGAGGCCCTGATCAAGGCCGGGGTCGCCGAAGAGATCGCCGCGCCGCCCTCGGGCAACGCCGAAACCACCACGGAAGGTGCCACGGCTCCGACCGAGACCAAGACCAAGAAGTAAGTCCCGATGCAGGACCACGCCACTCTCATCCGTCAATGCCTCATCACGGCGATGAAGGATGACGCCCCTGTGCATGCTCTGCTCAGCGGGCGGGTCTTCGACCAAGTCACAGCCAACCCCGGCTGGCCCTTCGGAAGGTTCGACCCTCCGAGCAAGGTGCCATACGAGAGCAGCTGCGGCAATGGTTGGGACATGGAGTGGCGGCTGCACCTGTTCGCTCGTGGACCGGGCACGAAAGCAATCAATGATCTGGATACGAAAGTATTTTCAGCTCTCTTTGAAACGGAGCTTTCCATTCCCGAGCTCTCAAGGTTCGATATAGACTTCGTGAGGTCCAATACTGGGCCCGACGGTGACGAGGTCAATGACTACCACGCCGTTGTGGTATTCAGAACAGTAACCGTCGACTGACTTTCCGGCCTAGCCGGTGCCCTTCCTCCTGCACCTTGGGCAAGTGCTTGACAAGCGGGAGTAACCCCAATGGCCCAGGCCAAGACCCTGAAGTTCAACGACCAGCTGATGCTGATCGGCGACGGCGAGACCCCGACCGAGGGCTTCGACGCCCCCTGCGGCTTCGAATCGCTCAGCATGACGGTCAATATCGAGACCAACACCACCAACGTCCCGGACTGCGACGACCCCGACCTGCCGGCGTGGCTGCAGTCGGACGAGGTGTCCAAGCAGATGGTCCTCTCCGGCGAGGGTGTCCTGGACGTCAACGCCAACATGATGTGGCGTGAATGGCTGCTGGCTGGCGGCGAGAAGAACGTCCGCTGGCTGACCAAGGGCAACCTGGCCAACGGCGGCGGCTACTTCCAGGCCCCCGGCCTGCTGACCACCTACGAGGAAGTCGGCCAGCGTGGCAACCGCTGGAACCAGAACATCGGCGTGACCCTGAACGGCAAGCCGACCTGGACGCCCGCCGCCGCCTGATTCGACGGAAACCCAAGGCAAGGCCCCGGCTTAACGGCTGGGGCCTAAGCCACATCGAGGACGAGATGAACAAAGTAACGACCATGTTCGGAGGCGAAGAGCGCACGTTCGCCTTCAACCTGAACGAGATCGAGGAGCTGCAGCGCCTGAGCGGCAACGTCGGGCTTGGCACCATCATCAAGCGGGTGATGGAGAATGAGTTCTGGCACTCCGACATCTACCAGACGATCCGTCTGGGTCTGATCGGCGGTGGTGAAGTGGCACCGACCCGCGCCAAGGAGCTCTGCGACACCTACATCGTCGGCAAGCCTCTGGCCGCGCCGGGCGACCCGTCCTCGCCCCTTTCGGTCACCAAGGTGATCCTCGGTAACATCATGTTCGGTGTGGCGGAGGATAAGGAGCCAAAAAAGGACAGTCCGGGCGCGATGACGGGTTCATCGACGTCCCAGCAATCCGAGCAGCCGCCTTCCGGTCCGGCGTCGACCCTGTCAGCATCGGAAGCCTGAGCCTCGCCCAGTGGTCCCACATGGTGGTGGCCATGGATAAGGAGCAGAACAAAAACTTCATGGCTCCCGAGAAGATGGACGAACTCCTCAACGAAGCCAAAGCCCAATACGACTGGATCAAGTAATGGCCAAGGTCGCTGATGAAATCCTGGTGAATATCCAGGTCAACAAGTCCCAAGCGGACCGAGAAGTTCGTCAGTGGCAGAGCCAGTATAACCGGTCGATGGACTCGGTTGAGGCCAAGACCAAGCAGGTCGAAGCTCAGATCAGGCGCTCGTCCAACGAGATCGGCGGGCACCTGCGCACCCTCGCCGGCACGCTGGCAGCGGGGGTGTCGGTTGCCGGCATCCAGAAGCTGGCCGACGGCTACACTATCCTGCAGAACCGACTGAAGGTGGTTGGCCTGGAGGGCCAAGCCCTCGCAGCCGTCCAGGAACGCCTGTTCGAGATCGGCAACCGTAACGGCACGGCGGTCGGTGATCTCGCCAATCTGTACTCTCGCATGGCCCTGTCCTCCAAGGAATTGGGTGCCACAGAGGAAGAGCTTCTCACCATCACCAGCGGCGTGTCCGCCGCTCTCCGCGTCCAGGGCATCTCCGCTGAACAGGCACAAGGCCCACTGTTGCAGCTGGGACAGGCCATGGGTGCCGGCGTGGTGCGTGCTGAGGAGTTTAACTCCCTGATCGAGGGCATGCCTGTCCTCGTGATGGCCGCCGCCAAAGGGCTGGACGCCGCCGGTGGCTCCGTCAGCCGTCTGCGCATGCTGATGCTGGACGGCAAGGTGACATCGCAGCAGTTCTTCGAGGCGCTGCTTGAGGGCCTGCCTGAGGTCGAGGCTCAGGCTCAGAGCGCCACCCTGACCATCGGTCAGGCCATGACCACGCTGCAGAACGAGCTGATGCGTTACATCGGCCAGATGGATGCCAGCCTTGGGGTGAGCGAGAAGTTCATCGCGGCGGTGAACCTGCTGTCGGCAAACCTGGACAAGATCGCACCGGCCATCGCGGTCATCGCCGCCATCTTGGGCGGTCGCTTCCTCGCTGGCCTTCTTGGTTCGGCAGCGGCAGCTGTGCGCCAGCAGTACGCCTTTGAGCGCGCTGGGGGTGCGGCCCTTCTGGCTGCTGCTCAGTACGACAAGCTCACCGCCTCGACGGCCCGTTTCGCCACGGCGAGCGAGATCGCAGCGGTGCAAG